AATAGTTTTTGTTTTTTTGAATTCTTTTGTTCTTGTTTTCTTTTTACAGCCTCTCTTTTTTCCCTCAATAAGCGAAATTTTCGTGCTGTTTCGCTTTCATTTTCTGGAATATCTTCTTGGACTTCAATTCTGGCATTTTGTATCCTTAATATTTTTTGAAAAATACCAAAATTGTGTTTATCTATGATTTTCTTTTCTTGTGGGTTTCCGACCACTATTTGATTCGGAAGAATATAAATCTGTTCTTTTATAAAGAACTCTAGTGCATTTAGAAACTCAAGATAGAAAATTTCATCATTTTCAGCACTCTCAAGAAGATATTCAAAAATGGAGAACTCTTTTGGAACTTCTTTTAATTCCAGTTCCTCTATATTTAAGGTGAGTATAGTTAATAGTCGATTATAATAATTTAATCCGACTTCAATAATTTCACCCAAAGTAAAACAATGAACTTTACAAATGTCTAAAAAAGGAGAAGGTATATTGTAGAATGCTTGTAACTCTATCTCTTTAGTCGTTAATTTATCAACTAAATTCATTAAAACCACACTCCAATTCGTAACAACTCATTTCATCTGTTAAAGTTATTAATTTAAAACCTCTTATTTTTAAAGTTCCTAAGCCATTAATTCTCTTTCCAGAGAGAGATTTCTTTATTTCTGAGATTAATTCAAAAGGACGTAACGTTTCGCCGCATATTATCCACTCATTTAATGGACAAAAAATTTGAATTTTCATAGTTACTTTAGAAAAACTATCATTCTCTTCATAATTCTCGCCGCTTGTAAACAACAAAACTAATTTACTTTCTGATTTTTGTTCATCATGCTTTACTAGTGGAATAATTCTTACATTTTTATTTAAAAGGCTTATACCTTGTATTTCCGGTTTGCCGGCGGCTAATGGGTCTATATCAGTATATTTTAGTAATTTGCAAAGATTTTGATTTGCTAATAATAATTTCGCCACCCTAACTAAAATCTTACCTAACTCTTGGGAGTTATTTACGCTACTCATTACCCACCTCCCATATTGTTAAGAAAAAAATCTGTTTGATTTGGTGTTTCAATTTTATTTTTATTTTCATCTGGCTCATCACTTCTTAATAACTTTTGTCTAAAGCTACAGTAGGCTACATTTTGTATTGCGGTTCTATTTATAAAAGTGAATTCATAACCAAAGTTCTTTAGTTCAAAATAAAGTTCTTTTTTCAATAAATTATTATCTTTTGTTAGTAAGACGAAATTGGTGTTTGGTTCTCTATATGCTATGCTTGTAAATTTAAAATAATCTTCAAAAAATTTTCCCATTGTAGTTAAAATTTTTATTGGTTGAACTTTAATAATTTCACCATATCTATCACTTATGTTTATTGTATCATCTAAACAGATAACTCTATATTTATTATATCCTTTAGAAATATCTTCCTCTTTAAATAAAACTAACCATAGTTTTTCGACTATAGTAGTTCCAATTTCCTGCTTTATCTTCACTTGATCTCCAAGTTCTAAAAGATTTTCTAATCTAGTTAGTAAATTCGAGATTTGCTTTGTTTCATCTCGTTTACTAACTTGTAGAGAGCCATCAATTACTTCATCTAACTCTTCGCCATTTAATTGTGTAATAGTACAATAATACATAGTCCTTTTTAAAAATAAATTTTCAAACTCATAAGCCGCCCTATTCTTGCGAACTTCGGCTCTTGAGTTACCTCTTTTATTAGCTCTTTTTGAGTAAACATCTTCAAAATATCCCATTTTCATCACCGTCTCTAGTGAGTTCACCTATGGCATCAAAGATGAAACTTCTGAAATATTTATATTCTAAATATCGACAAGAAGAAAGTTTTCCGTATATTCTGTAATATGATGAATTCTTATTCTTTACTTCTAATAGTAAGCATAAAACTTCATCTAAAACAACCTCCCAATTGCCGCCGCTCTCTTTTAATTTTAGAATATTATATATTTTCTTTTTTAATTCCTCTTTCATCGTTTCTTTTTCCCAACCAAATCCCCGTAATTAAATGGTTGTCCACCTACAGAGCGATAATAAATAGACTCACCATATCTAGCTTCTTCCAAAGCGGTTTTCTTTAGATTCTGTAACTCTTTTAGAATTGGAGCTTGCGAAAAATCACTTTCAGCATATTGAGTTTTTATGTTTTCCCAAGTGTCAATTTGTTGACATATCCAAAAGTATCTCATATACATAGAAAGAACTTGGATTTCGCTATTTGTAATCTTAGTATCTAAAAAATTATTATTTTCATCCATAGCTAAACTAACTCTTGGAAATTTAAACAGATGTATTGAGGATAAAATAAATTGAGTCCATTCAGCGTAAATCCATTTATCTTCTTCTGGATCTAAACCAACTTTATATATGTCAGACTCAATTTTGCTAAGAAAGGCAGCGTATAAAACTTCTACGTCCATTCTTTTTCCTCCTCACTCTATTTTTCGTCTTCGTCAGCAGCCATTAATTGGACCTGTTTAAGAACATCTTTACCTGTGAGTTTTTTTAATTCTTGACATTTTTCATAGTCTGTTAATTTTTCTTCAACAGCTATCTCGAATAATGTTTCAATTTGAGTTTGATTCATTAATTCAATGTCTTCTTTAAATTTAGCAATTGGTGCAACTTTTAAAAGATAACTAATTTTATTGTCGTCTAAAACATATTCTATTTTATCAATATCTTCCTCTGGAATTAATCCCAAGTCGATAGAATCTTGTTTATCAACTATTGAGATTTTTCCCATAGTTAGGGCTTTCATAAACCCAGTATCCCAAACTAGTTGCTCCATTTTACTATATTCTATAGGAAAAGTAACTCCGCGTCTTTCAAAAACTATTCGTATACCAATCGCATGATTAATAATGCCGAAACGCTCTCTAGTATTACTTCTTATTTTTACTGTTCTTTTTGTTTCTATCATCAATAATTCCTCCTTTAATTAATGGGGAGTATTAACTCCCCATTACCTTTAAAAACCTTAATTTATTTAAACTTTTGGATATTTTGTTGGAACTGTACCATCAGCTAAACTTGTGTTTACATATGTACACCAGTTGTGTAATGCTATAATACCAACACCAACCTTTTGTGTAACTTTTACTTCATAAGATTCATCACCATTATTTTTCCAGTCGCTAATTCTTATACCGCCTTCAAATAGTAATTTCACCACTTTTTCGCCGCCGGCAGGGAAGATATATGCTATACCCGGATTTGTAGTAGTTACTGTATTAGTTTCATCTGTAAAGCTTTGTGGTATTTCAACAATTGGAGATGTACCAAAAGTTCTGATTAAACCAGTTTCAGCGATTTCTTGAATGTGTTTTGGATTATAAACTGGAGTAGCAGCACCAGTGCCGCCTGAACCAACTGAAATTGGGTGTCCGATAATAGAAGGACCCATATCAGCAATAAACTCTGGTGGTGCAAATATAACGGCTTTTCCGCCACCATATGTTTTTGCTATTGTTTCTAATTTTCTCATTTCAGCCTCATCAAAAGCTGTTCCTGAGAATGTATTAGCTGCTGGACGCTTAATATTGTTTGTAGATGCAATTAAGGCTTTTTGAAGTTCACCAAAGATAGCTTCTTGAATACCTTCAAGAATTATATCAATAACCTCATTTAAATCCTCTCTTCCCATCATTACCTGATAGAAATCAACTCTACCTGCACCACCTATAGCATATGTTGAAACTTCAAATTCTGAGTTATCTAGTCTGAAAGTGTCATACATACCGTTTAAAGCAACTCTAGTAATGAACTGTTTTGCTCTTTGACGCCCTTTTCTAATTTTATATATTTTCTTCTGTTCGTCAGGGACTTGATCTACATCCGCAAACGCCATAAAGTAATTTTCAAAGTATGGTACAAATATTTCGTTATATACCTCAGTTACCATTTCATAAATGGTAAAACGATTTTTCTCAAACCCATAAGGAACACCAGTTAGTTCCTTTATTTGATTTCTCAAAGTTGTTTTTACATCTTCGGAAGTATATTTAGTTATT